CCGAGAGCGTACCGGCTGCTTTCTTTGTCGATGGCGTAGATGACGGACTTGATGGCGCGGCCGAACTCGTCGCCTGTCATGGACAGAATCGGGTGCAAGCCGTCTGGCTCCCATAGCGGAAACTCAGCGGCAGACTCAGTCGGCAGCCTCCACTCGCAGCCTTTCGTCTCAATCCTGCACGTCGAGCCATCCGGCGTCAGCGTCACTGTGTCGCCGGTGGCGTTCATCAGGATCGTGCGCAGCCTGTCCCTTGGCAGCAGCACTGGCTCGCACTGAGCGTCCATGAGTTCAACGTCGATGCGGCAGTCCATGTCGGTGCCAGTGACGAGCCCGTTGCCGATGCACAAGTTAGTGACGGCCACGTTGTTGGACCGTCTTGAAACGGCCTTGCCGGCAGTCTTGACCGCATTGCGGAACTCGGCGAGATCAAGCGTGATCCCGCTGCGAGCTCTCTTCCGTTCCTTCGTTGCCGTAGCCATGTCACGAATCCTTTCGCGTGAGTGCAATCCCTACAAAAATGCCCAGTGCGAACGTCGCAGCGAGCGAAAACTGCCCAACAGAAAGCCAGACCCAATCGGTGATGCTCATAGCGCAGCCCCCGGGTCGGTGTCGTCGTCCTCGAGCAGCGGCCACCGCCGTGCGTTAGCCGCCTCGGCGTGCTCGTAGGCCACGGCCTGCTGCACCAGCCGAGTCTGAAGCTGCAGCACCAGGTCGGCAGTCTCAAGCAGCAGCGACGCACCGAAGTTCAGGCGGGCTCGGCTGGCTGTATCGCTCGCCTTGGTCACGGCGGCCTGCGCCATCGCATCGGAGTAGATCCGCAGGCTGGCAACGATCTCGTGCGGACGCATGCTCATGACACCACCTCGATGTTGCGGGGCTTGCCCGGCGTGCGGCGGATGAAGCCCTTCCGCTCCAGGGCGTCGAGATGCACCGTGGCGGCGTGCGGAGACTTCGCCCCGATGGCTTGAGCGATCTGCCTCACGGTCGGCGAGTACAAACTCATGTTTGCCCGGATGAAGTCCAGCACTTCCTGCTGGCGAGCGGTGAGCCGCTCCTTGGCGGTCTGCGTCATGCTGCTCCTCCAATGGCGTTTCCGTTGTCCATCCCAAGGCGGCGAAGCAGGTACGACACCAGCCGGAACGCAGTGGACATCTCGATCTTCAGACGTGCGGCCTTATCTGCAATCAGATCGACAGTGCTCTGGAACTCCGCAGGAGTTGTCATTTCCACCACGACCTTGAGCTCTTCACGCATCGCAGCGTCTTCCGACTTGTCGATCCTCACGGCCTGACGAGGCTCAGATTGCTGAAGCCGCTTCTTCTCGGAGAACGTCTTGAGCCTGTAAAGGTGCCGATACTCATCACGCACCCACTTCAACTGCGGGTACATGCTTTCGTTGTTTCGCTTCACGTTTTTGATGGAGTCGTACAGCACGTCCTGATCCAGGCGGTGCAGGTCGTCGTGCCAAAGACGACGCTCCTCGTCCGTCCAAACACACTGAGGCCACAGCTGGTTGATAGCCGCTCGGTTCTGATCCCACGTCCTCATAGGTTCCCTCCCACTGGTTCGCGTCGTTTCCGTGCATCATGCTTTGCGTTGTCAAACTCCCCGGCCAAGATGCGGTCGAGGTATTCAAAGAACCGGGTCACCGCCAGCGGCTTGTCGAAAAACTGGCACGACGGAAGCCGGTGCATTGCTTGATGCGCCCTGTCCAGCCAGCCTGGCGTCGCTGCTAGATCCACCCAAGACGCTGGAGGCACAAGCGGAGTCCACGGCACTGCATTGCCAGTGACGTTCCAGCCGGCAACAAACCGCTGCCATTCGTCCGCTGCCCAGCCCTTTTGGCGAAACTCGTCTCTTTCCGGCGGGGTGTGTGTTCTGCATTCGTCTTTTGGAGAAGAAGATAGGGATGGAGATGGGGATGGGGATGGGGATGGAGGCGATGCTTTTGCGATGCCGTTTGCGATCGCCTTGCGATCGTTTTGCGATCCGTTTGCGACAGTTTTGCGATCGCCCCACCGCTTCCTGTTACCCTCTTGCCCTGCTTCCGACCGTGCCTCTTTCAGGTCTTCGGCACGAGCACGGTGCTCCTCCATTCGGGCATTCCGACGCAGGCCGTCGTCACAGACAGGAAACTTCGACGACAGCAGCTGCCACACACGGCCAACGCCTGGCGACACAAGCTCAAGACGCTCGAGATCAGACGGCAGACCGCCGGAATCCCACTGGATCACCAGTAGGCGGATGTAATGGCCGACCTCCTCGGCAGTCCACATGGCCGTGGATGCGTAGAAGTCACGGCCAAAGAACGGGATGTAATGGTCAACCTGCGTCCTGGCCATCCTTGGCTCCCCTCTCTTTTGCAATCTTTTCTGACAGGGCGTTGTCAATCAGCCACTTCCGGCGGAACGGCTCCCAGTCTCCCTGGCCTCCGCTGCAACGCCAGTTGACGTACGCAATGGCAGCCTGAGTTACCAGCGGGTCTTCTTTTTTGTCAGCGGCCATCACTGGACTCCTTGTTGGCCTTTTTTCTTGCGCGGCATCGTTGCTGAGCAGCACGGTTTAGCTCGCGACGCCTGTGCGCGAGCCATTGCTCTGGCTCCCAAGGGTGGTCCTTGCTGATTACCGCTTGCAAGACTGCACGCCGACAATCAAATGCGGCCAAAAGCACTTCGTCAGGAAGATCCTGGCGAGTGTCAAGCACTGCGTCCCAGACCCTACGGCAAGCCATCAGAAGACTTGGTGCAGCGGCGATTACTGCAGCATTCTTATCACCATTGTCATCCGAAGTCGGAACCACGTAAGCCACGTCGCCACCTTCAGTGTCAAACACAACTCGAAGCGAGTCGCTGCCTCCAGTTGGGAACACAAGCGATACTCCGTTGTTCTGTACAGTCTTCCAGGCCACGTCAGCCTCCTTTCCATTCCGCCCCGCCGCGTCGAAGCGGCACCGTGCCTATCACGAGGGCGGCTGCGCTCAGGCGTAGTCCGCAAGACGCTCGTAGTTCAGGCCCGAAATCTGCGGAAAGCTCTCGTTCGGCTTGTAGTAAACCTTCTTGATCCAGTTGGCCGACAACTCCGAGTTCCACGCACGGATCGCCATGAACGCAATCTGGCGGGCTCCCATTCGGCGCATGCTAAGACGCCTGGAGATGACGGCCTCGCGGTAGATGTTGAATGGCCGTTCGAGTGTGGTGCTGCCATCCGACAGCACCTCGAGCATCTCACCAGCCATGTCAGAATCAGCGCACGAGAACAGGTAGTGCAGTGCGGCCAGCAGCGACGGCGACGGGAACAGGCGGATGTTGTTCGCCTTCGTGATGGAGTGCTGGATCGCCGGACGACGGCCGATGATCTCAAGGCACGTCTTGGGGCTAAATCCGTTAAATCCTGCACCGCCCTCGTAGAACTGCCCCGTCTGGCCGAAAATCCAGAGCAGCTTGACGCAGGCCGCCAGGTGCGTGGAGTTTTCCTTCCCGTGAAGGCTGAGGATGTCGCTGGTCTTGCGACTGCGGGCGTTAACGTCAATCGTGTCGAACGCCTCCGACTCCACTCCGTAGGCCACCCAAGTTGAGAACCCTACTCCCGCTGTCACGCACGCCGACAAGCGGTGCTGGCCGTCCAGCAGACGACCATCCCTAGCGAACTTGATGGTCTCGCCGTTCAGCATCCACTCGCCGCGCTCCAATGACGCCACCAGGGTCTCGACGTGCCCCTTGATCAGCCGCCTGTTGTGAGTGTTCTTCGTGAGCCATTCAGCCGCCATTGCCGGGGTGACAAACACTTGCTCCACCCTCGGGCCAACTCGGTGCTCGGCCCCGTTACGCGATGCAACTGTCGCCGTAGCCATGATCGTCTCCTTTGCTTTCGCATCCCTTTCACCATCCACGGCCGCACGTCAACGAGACGCCGCCGCTGTTCTCAATTCATCCACGCCGTGCAGCTCCTCCGCCGGCACGAAGTACGCCGCCGGCCTGCCGCCGTACGTCTTCAGAAACTCGGGCCGCTTCGCTTTGGCTCCGCTGATCCAGCCATGCACTCGGTAGTCGGGGCACCGCCCGGTAACGAGCACCCAGCGGGCATCGTTGTCATCGTTGGGGCGCACGATCAGGTCGAAGTCGTGGCGGCTGCGAGTGCGGATCTGCAGGCCCGGCAGGTCGTTAGCCTTCCACGTATTCACGCTGCCATTCCAGAAGATGCCGAGCATCTTGGCCACGGCCATCTCGCCACACGCTCCCTCAATGTGCTCGCTCCAGCCTTCGCCGTCGTAGCCGTGGCAGTCTTGCTTGCCAGCCTTCACGGCTGACAGCTGCCGCATCCAGCCGACGAGGCTTGCCATTGCGGCTTCATGCCAACTAAGCGTCACTTCGGTGCTCATCTCACGTCCTTGTGTATTGGCCCCGTCTCGTGGGGCACCCGGCGTCGGCCTTGGCAATGGAGTACGAACCAATCCGACGCTGCGGCGATTACGAAGGGATTCACCGCAACCCTGCTCGCCGGCCATGCATGACGGCCGGAACGCCACGAGCCTGGCGTGACTACCAATCCCCTCCGTAGCGAGCGGACATACGGTCAATCCATTCGTCTTCGCACCCGGCCTTGTAGGCCGCCTGGCCGTAGCCGGGCCGCACCGGAACCGGGCACGGTCGCGCCCCGTCATCCTGCGTCGCCTCCGCCACGTCTGGCGTCGGAATCTCATCATCAGCACGGTGTCTAGCGACAGCGTCGGCGTCTCGAATCGGCTCGCTCATGCCGTCAGTCCCCCGTAAAAGTGTGTCCACGATCCACGTACGCCTTCCGCCTGGGCTCGTACTGGTCGAGCCGTGTGCGGACCTCGTCATAGTCGCGCTGCCACCGCAGACGCTCTGCGGCGTGCGACTCGGCCAGACGCTGCAAGTCACGAGCGAACGCCGCCATTCGTGGCATGTGCTGCCGCTCGAGGTAGGCCACGATGGTGTCGATGCCGATGGTGAGCGGCTCGCGATCGTGGACGTTGGCGTAGCGTGTCACTCCACCACCGCCTTTCGCCGAATGTCCTCGGCCTCCTGGCGGATCTTGGCGGCCTGCTTCGACAGCCGGGCGGCAATCACTTCGATTCGAACGGCGGCCTCGTCCATCGCAGCCGATCGTGTCTCGTGCCAGGCGTCTCGGTCGGCACGCAGGACGGACCCGTGCCGCACGTACGTCTCGCCGCCCATCGGCACCTCGCTGCCTTCCAGCAGCCACCAGCCAACGCCGTCGGCGTCGATCCTGTCTGCGAGCATGGGGACGTACACGTTGCTCATGCCGTCACCTCGTGCTCGGCCGCCTCGTGCGAGAACTCCGTGCCGCTGTCCTCGGAGCCGATCAGCATCTCGGCCCGGTGGTGGATCAGGGCCACGAGCTCTTCCTTGCCGGCGTCCGTGAAGATGCCCTCGGCGTGCCGCTTGTCCACGAGCGACCGGATGGCGTCGAGCATCTCGAACGTCGTGGCCCGGCTGACCGCCAGGCGGGCCTTGCCCATGGGATCCTCGGGGACGACCGGGGACGCAGCCGTCACCTTCACCACGCTTGGCGTGGCCGGTTTGGCCGCTTCTTTGGCCGCTTCCGTGGCCGGATAGTCCTGGGCCTCCTCGGCCGTCACGAGGCCCTTGAGCACGTCTGGGAACGCATCCCGCAAGGCGAAGCCTCGGGCACGCAGCTGCAGCATCCGCTTCGGATACTGCGTCCACGGGCCGCTCTTGCCCCACAGGCCCGCCTTCTTGGCGTCGGCCACCGAGAACCGGGCCACGGTCGGCTTCTCGTAGCCCCGCCGTTTGGCCTCACAAATGGCCGCCATGGTCTCGCCGTCGCCCTCGATCTGCTCTCGGACGTACTCGCAGACCGGGCTCGCCATGGCCACGGCCAGGGCGGCGTCACCCCAGATCGCCGGCCGCCCGTTGATGCAGGCGATGTTTTGGAGCGACTGCATCGGGCTCAGGCCGATTTCGCTGCCGTGCTGGATGGCCAGCAGGCAGGACTCCGGCTTGCCCCGAAAGTCCTTGGGTGCGAAGTCCGACTTGGCCACCATGGCGGCGAAGCGGAAGGCGTCGTCGAACGTGGCGAGGGCCAGCCCCCTCGTTGGCGTCGTGTTGGTGGAAATCTCCGTGGTCATCTCTGCGTCCCTTTCTGCGTGGTTTAAATGCCGGCTTGCGTCCTGCTCACCGGCTCGTTGATGCGTCCGTGCTGCTCGAGCTCCGCTCGACTCCTTCCGCCGTCCGGTTCCACCAGGCAGCGGTCCTTTCTGCGTTCAGTGCGTCACGTCCCGGGCCGACACGGCGAGCCAGCCGCCGCCCACGTCCAGCGTGAGCCGGTCGCCATCGGTCCACTCGATGCGGCCCTGCCACCGCTTGCCGGCGGTGCAGCCGGAGACGAAGTCGCCGACGGCGTACGTGGGCTTCGGCGCGGGGCTCGGCGTCTGCTCGCCGAGGCCAGCGATGGCGGCGAGGTATTCGTTTTCGTGGGGGCTGCTGGGGTTCGTGATGCTCACGGGGCTCTCTCCTTCGGTTGGTGGGGCAACTATACGCCTGTTCACTAACTCGTCAAATCGGATTTACGTGCGTGGCGCACGGGGAAAACGGCAAGTGGGGGAGTCGAAAACTTGTACACTGCTTTGTGCTGCGGATCGGAAGATGGGCTAAAGGCTATCGGAAGTTTGGCTAGCGTGCAAGCAGCCCGGTCACGCTGGCCAGCAACTCCAGCAGATCGTGCAGGGCTCGAGCGGCCGGCGAGTCGGTGCCGAGTTCCTGGCCAAGGCGGATCAGGACGAGCGACTGCATGGCGTGGTTCCATTGGCGGTGCATGGCGTGGCCCTCCTTGGCCCGAGAATCCTGTGAGGAATTGCCACCCGTTTCGCAGCTGTCGGCAGGCCGGGTGGCCAAACCCTTGGGCGTCGTTTAGCCGTTGATGTTGTCGCCGTTAGCGTCGAGCACATACCACTCGCGGTCTGCATAGTGCTTCTCGGCGTAGGCGTTGGCGGCAGCGTCATCGGCCACGCGGATTGCATCCAGTTCATGCCAGCCGTCGCCGTCTGCAACGACAATCCGGTACGCCTTGGTGTACGTCTCATCAAGACGAACCTCGACGTTGTAGGCAATGTCCGAAATCTCCTCGTCGCTCCAGTTGGCATTGCCGGCGTCACGGATGGCTCGCAATTGCCCACGATCGACGTGAGCGCCGCCGTCGTCCCAAGTCGCAGCAACCTCATGCCCGCCGACATTCACAGCGTCGCGGCTGATCGTCTCAAACTCGGTGTTTCGGATAGTGAGCATCGTTCGTCTCCTGGTTGTGCCCTTGCAGGGCGGGGTGGGTTAGTCAGTCTATTTGCTGCGAGTCTCATTCGCTCGCATGGCAATACTCTAGGCTATCGGAAGTTGGGTTGCAAGGGGACCAGAAAAGATTTTTTTGGGGGCGTTTTGCCGGAGAAAACGCTACTTCCGGCTCGGGCGTCGCTTGGCCGCCTTCTTCCGCTTGGCGGCTGGCCGCTTGGCGAGGTGCTTCTTGCCGTTGGCTCGAGTCGTCAGTTCGTCCTTGGCCCGGTCGGCCTCGGCCACAGGAATCAGCGTCAGACGCTCAGAGAACTTGCGGACGTGCAGCTTGCCTTCACGGATCAGGTGCCGCACCCAGGAGTCCGAGCACCCCATGTGCTGCACGGTTTCGGCAATGGTGAGGAAGTCGCCGTCGAGTTTGTGAGCCATCGTAACCATGCCCCAATACTACGAGCCAACGGAAGTTAGTCAAACTGTCCAGCCGCCTGGCCAGCCCAAACCGCCGCCCCGGCACGATCCGCAGCACCGGATCGGCCGAGGCGGTAGAGTGGTCTGCCGAGCAGAGTTCCAGTGGAGGCGAGGGGAGTCGAGGGGTTGTATACGCTGTACAGGGTATGTACACCTGTTTACAGACCGGGAATGATGTGCCATGGCAATGACAATGAAAGAACTGCTTGAGCGGTACGCCCTGCTCCGTGGGCTGAAGGGGAAGACGGTACGCCTGTACGAGATGCTGATCGACCGCTTTGGCGTGTTTCTCGGCCACGAGCCAACGGTCAAGGATCTCGATGACTTGGTGGTCAGCCGCTACTTGAGGTGGCGGGCCGAGACTGCCGGCTGGCGTGGGCGTCGGCCGAGCCCGGCGAGCGTCCGCAAGGACCGGGTGATGCTGGCGGCCATCTGGACATACGCTGCCCGCAAGCGGATTGCCTCGGAGTTTCCCGAGCTTCCCAAGGTGAAGGTGCCCACGAGGCTGCCCACGGGCCGGGCGTACACCTCGGCCGACGTGGCCGCCCTGATCCGGCGGGCCAGACACCGCATCGGCAGCACCGGCGGCGTGCCGTCGGCCTGGTGGTGGCCGACGATCCTGTACACCATCTACTGCACTGGGGAGCGTCTGGAGGCCACCATGTCGCTCAGGTGGGCCGACGTGGATCTGGAGCGGTGCCGGGTCGTTTTCAGGGGCGAGAACCGCAAGGGAAGCACCAGGGACATCGAGCGGCAGATTACGCCCGAACTGGCCACGATGCTGGCCATCCACCGTCGAGCCGACTCCGAGCTTGTGTGGCCGTCTGATCGCCGCAGCCGGTTTCAGTGGACGAGCCTAAAACTGCTTTGCAAATCCGCTGGCGTGCAGTATAGGGGCTTTCATGGCCTGAGGCGCACGGCCGCCAGTTACGCCGCTCTTGCAGGCGGGACGGCCGCCGCCACGCAGCTGCTCGACCACAGCGATCCGAAGTTGCAGGAGAGGTACGTGGACCCGCTTATCTGCCCAACGGACAGCGACTCCACCAGGGCCCTGCCGACGCTCGATCTCACCGAGCCCCCCGGCGGCCCCGGGAAGCCACGGTAGCCCGGGGAGTGAGCGCATGCTGCCGACCTAGAAAACACGGCAACCGCTGGATGATCACGAAACCGATTTCGGGATCATCTGTGGCCGGCACAGGGCGAGCGACGGCGTGGAAAGGGTGAAACACGCCGCCGCTCAAGCCCCGGCCCGGCTCAGTAAGAAACTGTGGTGCGTCTTTCTTCCGCCCTGGCCCGCTGCACCGCCGCCTCGCCCTTGAGCCGGCTCACTTCGGCCAGCAGCCGCAGCACGTCAGCGGCCAGCGTGCCGCTCGTGCCGGTGTAGGCACCGGAGAACTTGCGGGCCCGCAGTTCGGCCTCCAGCAGGTAGGCGTCAGGCAGTGGCTCAGGCACGATTCGCCTCACGCAACTTGAGCAGGCAGATGAGCGACCAGTTGGCGGCGTCGATCAGAGCGTTCTCGTAGTCCACCGGCTGGCCGTTGGCGTACCGCTGCATCCGCACGACGCAGTCAGACAGATCGCACAACGCCCGCCGCCAGGGCTCCACGCCGCACTTGGCCGACGCCGTGACGTTCTCGAACGGATCCGTGGCACCGCCGTATTGGCTGGTCTTCTCGTAGTGCAGCTGCCGCAACTCCTCGAGCAGGTCGAGAAACGGCAGCGAGCCGGGCCGCTGCTCGTGCTGGATGCCGTCGCCCTTCAGCCGATGCTGCTGCAGCAGGTGCTCGATGTAGGGCTCGTCGGCAACCATGCCCCACTCGTCGTGTTGCGTTTCCTCGGCTTCAGCGACAGGTGCCGCCGGTTCTGTCGCCGGCTGCGACACGTCGTACCACTCCTCGTGCGGCCTGCCTGCGGCCTGGGCGTCACGCCGCTGCTGCACGGCCTGGCGGAGCATCTGGTTTCTCTCTTCGATCGTCATGCTCATGGCATTCCTTTTTCTGTTCTGGAAAGCCGCAGTCTGCCGACGGCGTCAAGCAGACCGCACCGTGCCGTCTTTCATCACGCGGTAGTTGTTCACGTCGAACGCACCGCCCTTGTGGATGGTGGCCATGGCGAAGCCCCAGTTCCACCGGTTGATGCGGGCGTAGTCGGGCCGCAGGTCGCACAGGCACCCGGTGCTCCAGCACGCCGTCTCGTGGTGCCACATATCGGATTCGGCATGGTTGCTCGTGCGGTGCGAGTGGCCGACGAGCCCGGTGGATCCCGTCCGCAGGAACACGCCACGAGCCACGTTGACCGGCGCCGCCATGCCACGGGGCAACTCATGCCCGTGCAGCACCGGCAGCTTGCCCAGCATCACCGGCCGCTGATCTTCCACGAGCGTCACGTCATGCTTGTCGAGCTCGAGCCACGCCCCCAGGCTCATGCGGGGATCGTCGCTGATCTCGGCGGCGTGCTGCCACAGCCAGTGCGTCCACCGCTCCTCATGGTTGCCGGCCTTGTAGACGATCGGGATGCCAGGGAACTCGTGGCGAACGTACTCCACGAACGTCCGCACAGCTTCGAGCTCGCCCTTGAAGTCCCGCTGCTTCGGGTCTTTCATGTACCGGCTGATGGCGTAGAAGTCGGCGATGTCGCCGTTCAGTAGCAGGCCCGTAAGGTTCTGCTCTTTGAGAAAGCCGATGGCAGCGGCCACGGCGATCTCGGAGTGGTAGGGCACATGCACGTCGCTGATGATGCCGACGGGGCCGAGCAAGTCCATGACGTAAGGCGTCCACGACTCAGCCAGGCTCTTGGGCATAGCCCGCTGCTCGCCGGCCTGACGCTTTGAGCGTGGTGCGACGGGCTTGAGCCGCTTGCGGTGTTTGTTGCCATGCACGCCAAACTGCCTGGTGATCCGTTTTCTCGCCTGCTCCAGCGTCACGGCACCGTTGGACTCCCGCACCAGGCGGCGAGCCAGTGTGCGAGCCGGTGCGTCTGGATGACGCTGGCAGAGTTTCTTCGCCATGTCGGTGATCACGTCACCTGCCATCCGTCACCTCCCGGTAGCCGAGACTCCACAGCACCTTGGCGATGTCCTTGCCCTGCTGCTCGACGTGCTCCTCGCTCTGCGTCGGATTCAAGGCGTGCAGCAGTTCATGCACCAGCACCTCGAGCTTCTTTCGGCCACGCATGCGGGCGTCGAGGATGATGCGTGGGTGCTTGGCCTTCTGTGAGAACGTGTACCCGTAGGCCGCACCCTGGAGCTTGGTGAAACGCAGCAGCCACCGCTCGTCGCCGTTGAGGGTAAAAACGTGATCGTCGGCCACGGCGTGCCCTTTCGCTTGTCACCGTAGCCGAGCGGTCAACCTTCCACCGGGCCCCAGCGTGGCGGATCGTCGGGGCATCGCTGGTCAGCCCACGACAACTTGCTCAGCCACTTCCGCTCTCGGGCCACCGGGCATCCGCAGAGGCCGCACGCCTTGCCGTCGAAGTGCGGGCACGCCGTGCAGATGTCGTGGCGTCTCTGCACCTCGGCCTCGCTCGCCATAGGGGCTCCGGCGGAAACGTGCTGGGCGGCGGCGGCTGCGAAGTTGGCGGCCTTCTGCATCAAGGTCGGGACGGTCTTCGCCATCGGATACGCCGGGTGCGTCTCGTCCACGGTGATCGTGTCGCCATCCTCGCTGACGATGCACGCACGCACGGCGTCGAGCGTGGTGCCACGCTCACGGCATCGGGCCTCGAAGGCGGAACGGCGGCCCGTGATCATGGGAACTCCATTTCGCAGTCTTCAAGGCACGGAGCGCACAAGGAAGTAGAACCTTCAGGGCAACAGACCCATGTGCTGTCTGGGCAGCACTGTCCGTCGCATTCTCGCTCGTCAACCTCACATATTCCCTGTGGGTACTTCTGAACAGAGATGCAAGCGCCGCCGCAGCACCTCTGGCTCTGAGTGGAAGCGGTTTCCGTTCCTGGCTCTCCAGACCAACAGCCCCCGATTGCCGCATCGTAGAACGACCCCGGCGGGCAACAGCCGAAACCTGGGAAAAGGGCATCAAGGTCCGGATAGAAGACATGATCTAACTCGACACAGGGACAGTCGGCGTTATCTTCGCAACCCTGACAGCAAGGGCAAACCATCATGGCACTCGCAATCGCAAAAAAGATGACGGCGTGGTGGCGAGAACCATGATAGCCGTTTTCGTGCTCGTCACGATTGTGACCGTTTGCGTAGTATGCGTGATAGCCTTGACCAAATCCTCGCTCGCAGTTGTTTTTGTAACGCCTATCTGGATTGCACAAGACGCAGTATCAAGCGCAGCCGTAACGCTAACGTCCGTTAGGTAAGTGATCGTTATTCCAGAAGTGGTCACGCCAGTTACAACAATCTGGCTTGCAGTGCTTGAGCAGTACGTGCTGGCTTCCGTCTGCGTCACGAACACCGCAGTGCGTGCCTCCAGCTTTGGCACGACGAGCCACCAGTTCGTCCCCTCTTTCCCGACGATGCAGTCCTCATTGCTGTACGCCGTGAGCGTGATCGGCCACGACAGATTAAAGGCGTTGACGGTGGCTGTCGGCGCGTACTTGAACGTCACGATCTTGCTGCTGCCAGTAGGCCACGCACCAGAGAACGTAGCCGCCCGCACCTGCTTCGGGTGACGCTCCGCAAACCGCTTGTCGAACGTCAGCGGCGAAGCCGCCGGGGGCGTTAGCTCGGCCTGACGCACCACGCCCGCAATCCGCTCTGCGGATTCCCGGGTGAACTGCACGGCGTCGAATGGGCCTTTTCTGCGTGCCATTACAGCGAGCCAATCGGCCACAAGCCTTCTGTCGGTGGAAGACCAAGCAGCGAGGTAAAGTCCATCGCAGGGTTCACGCGGCGGTAGAGGATAGCGGGCTGGCCGAACGTCTGGTTGCCGCTGCCGTTGAGCCCGATCGGACTTGCCGAGGCCACCCACTCTGCGTTTTTCTCGTCAAACACCATTGCTCGCTGTTTGACGGCGCCGTTGAGGAAGTTCCACCCAACGTCAGGAATCTGGAGAACCCACGTGCTGGCGCGGAACTGGAGTTGAATCTGCGTGGCCCAATACTGATACGTCGTGTTAGAGAAAAACTCCTGCGTGTAGTCGCTGTTCACGCCCGTGCATTTCAGCGTGTACCGGGCGCAGGTCATGTAGGTTTCGCTGTTAAGGAAGTTCTGCATCCCGAAGTACGCCTGCGGGAACGGCCAGAAGTTCTTCGTGATCGTGATCTGCACGAGTGCCTCATCCGTGAGGAGCCCCTCCAGATAGTCATAGGCCGAGTTGGTCAGAGGCCGAACGTCGTTGTTCCCGCTGAACGCACCCGGCGACGAGTCGTGGTAGTAGTAAAGCGCGGGAATCTGACCGGGCTGCGTCTCAAACTTCCAATCAGCACGGCGGTTCGTCGGTGCCAGAATCAGTTCCGATGGAATGAACGAATACTCGGCGACCGCCTCCGCGTGATATGGAGAGTCGCCAGCACGCTCGGTGACGCTCACCTTCCGCAGACCGAGATGCGTCCACGTTGGGTGAGCGGCCCCCCATGCACCGATGTCGAGATGAGAGATAACGTCCGTCTCAGTAAGCGGGTTGTTCTGTAGCGTGTCGTTGGACAGCACCAGATTCCACCGACGCACCGCGACCTCGGGGATGCCGAGCTCAGCCTCCCACGTGCGGGCAAGTTCATGGCTCGATGCGATAGGCATTACCGCCGATCTCCGAATGACGAGTAGCCCACGATGGCCACCGGCTGGTTGAAGTAGTTGCTGGCCGCCTGGCCGATGCCAGTGGCAATCCGCTCGAGCAGCTTCGTCTGCAGCCGCTCCTGAATGAGCCGGGGATCCTGAGCGTTGGCCGTCAGCTGCAGCACCAGGGCGGCACCCTCAGCGGTGCGGATGTCGCTGCCCGTGATGGTCTGCGAGCCGAGCGTATTCAGCTTGGTGAGCCGCTCTTCCTGCCGCTTGGCTTCGGCCTCGGCGGCTTTCTGCTGCTCTTCAAGCACCTTTTGCTGGTACTTGAAGATTTCTTCCTGCACACGCCGCTGCTCGTTAGCGGCGGCCTCGACGGCTTGGCGTTGCTGGTCGGCGTACTTCTGCTGCAGCCGCAGGGCGTCTTGCTGTGCCTTGTCTTGCTTGGCTTTTTCATCCGCAGCGTACTCGTCCTTTCTCTTTTTGATCTTCTCAAGGTTCTTAATCTCGTTGTTGAAGAGCTCTTGCTGCCGGGCCACCTCGGCGTCGA